CTCATCAACCAAGGAGCAACCAAGTGCCTACACTTCAGTTAGAACTTAAGAAATTAGAAAACCTTTCGTTTGACGACGAAGGAAAAACTCAACCAAACGGAAGAAATATGCTACCTCATGCATTCAAACCAACCAACAATGTAAGTCGAGAAACATTCAACTACATCAAAGAAAATCCCGGTGTCACACGCTCAGCGATGGGCACAGCAATGGAGAAGAAAGGCTTTAAGAAAAGCTCTACTATTTCATTGGCAACACAGTTCATTAGGCAAGGCATGGTGCGTAGCGCTAACCATGGTTTGTTTGTCACGCAAAACGAATACAGCCCACTCAAAGCACCTAAATCAAAGAAGCCGAGCAACGATATGTTGCCTCCGCCTCAGAAGAAAGTTGCAAAGGTGACAGCACCCCCTGCGCAAACAATTTATATTAGTGGCGTGAACACACAATCCGCACAACAACTCTTGGCAAGTATGTCTATTGTTCAAGCGCGTAGCGTGTACGATGAACTGAAGAAAGTATTTGAAGCATGAACACATTTACATACAGCCCAACCGCTTACAAGGTAGCGGACACATATCAGAACTACAACACTGGTGGAACAAAAGCAGTTCTAAATGACAACGACATCGTGCAGTTCAAGAACGATACGGACAAAGCGTTTGGTCAGGTGCAAAATGTTTGTAACGACCATCGCAACGAATTGTTCAAACTCACCGGCGAATTTGAGTCGCTGAAAAAGGCAAACAGAGTAGCTTTCGAATCGCTCGCTTGGATTGAACACCACTATCCTGAAGTAATGCACGCACTTGATAGCACGATGAAAGCCACTGTCGTGCTTGACAAAGCCAACAACCTTGGCAGCGAAGTAATGGGGGCACCATGAGCTTACGTACAAAGTTTTTTAAATGGCTGACACATGGTCAGATACAAGTTACACCGCCTCAAGAGGTGATGCGCCTTAATTCATCAGGCAGTCTTGGTATCGGTACTTCAACAGCAATGTATAGCCGAGACGTAGTGGCGGAAGACCAACCAAGTGTTGCACTGAAGTTCATCAAGGCAGCTAACGGCCACGTCGTGGAAGTATCAACACGCGCTAAAAACCAACATGGTCACATGGACTACACGGTGGAGACATACGTAGTTCCTGATGGCGGCAAGATCAGTGAAACTGTTATGCAAATTCTTGCAATAAAAGCATTGGAGAAATGATGGAAGATTTACTTTATTTTTTAATTGCACCGATAACCGTTGCAGTGCTTATCCTGCTGTACAAGATGAAGGCGACCGAGCGTGAATGGGTTAGCTTGACCAAAGAAGAGATTTACCACTTGTGGGATACCAACTCAGAAAAGTTTGGCAGTGTAGAGGACTTTGGTAGAGCCGTCGAACGTGCCATACAGGAGAAGAATCCATGAACAGAGAAGACATTATTCGCATGGCACGAGAGGCTGACTTTAAGGCCAACGTTAACGAACCGTATAACGTGACGAACGAATGGGTCTTTCGCTTTGCCGCCCTTGTTGCTTCTGCCGAGCGTGAGCGCATTAAACAAGCTAACGCACCAGAGATTGAGCGTATCAATGCCCACATCAAAGAACTAGAAGATGCTGTCATAGCCGAGCGTGAGGCGTGTGCACAGATGCTAGAAGCGGCTTCAAAAACAGGAACAATAATAAGTTGTACAAGTGCGGCAAAAACCATCCGAGCAAGGGGACAAGCATGACACTAATAGATAGAGCATGTTGGGAACGTGGGTGCGCATGCCATGATGACCGAGACAAGTTTGATACTGTCGATGTTGTACGACGCAACGATGTACTGGAAGAAGTTGCTTTAAAGTTCGATGCCATGCGTACTGCGTTTGGTGATACAGCCGATAGCTTTGCTACGTATGTCAGGGACATGAAGATTGAAAAGTAACCACAACATTATTCGTGAGCTACTCAAACGACACCCCGATGGTTTGAAGTCAAGCGATATATCTAAGCTCACTGGCATAGACAATCGTTCTATCAACAAATCATTGGAGAGTGTGTTTGGTGTGTACATCGATCGATGGGAGAAAACAACCTATCGAAATACGTTGGCAGCTATTTGGGTTGTCGTTGACGTACCCGAGAACTGTCCTAAACCTGAAAACACTGGAAGGAGATCGCGTGAACGGCTTTGTGAAACGACAGATTGATATTGGAAGTAAACAACCAATCCATCAATTACAACTTTGTAATAAATGCGAAGAGAAAAGACCGCCCGAAGGCGGCATACAAATGAACCCAAGCAAATGGTATTGCGCCTCATGTTGGGCAAAAAAAGTAACAGTACGTAACTTAAAGTAAAGGAATCAACCATGGAAAATCCAGACGGAATGCAAGTAGGGGGCACACACTACGTATCTATGGCAGTACAGCCATGGGAAGTCATGGAAGCAGTGATGACACGCGAAGAGTTCATTGGCTTTCTCAAGGGCAACATCATCAAATACTCTATGCGTCAAGGCAAGAAACAAGAAAGCGATGACGTGGGCAAACTACAACACTACATGACTAAGCTCAAGCAGGTACAGTCATGGGAATTTTGACAGACCTTCTCAACATAGCAACTGTGAATCCTGCACAGCAATCAAATGTAATGCGTGACTACATGGAAAAGCCGCGCATGAAGAACAAGACTATCTTCAGTGGCAGGATTGAAGTACAGCAAGTGTGTAACGGTTACATCGTGCACATTGCATCCCGAGAGGGCTACGAGTTTGATTCGCACATAGCCGCCAACATCAAAGAAGTCAACGAGCTAATATCAACAGCGATTGTTGCGTTTCAACTGGAGGGTAAATGAAACCAATTTACTTGGACTTTGAGACGTACTGGGATACAACCCACACGCTCTCGCGCATGTCTCCAACGGAGTACATACAACACCCCGAGACAGAAATCATTTCGGTATCTATCAAGGAAGGCGATGAGCCTACATACGTATTGTTTGGCGAGGACAACATACGCATCCACATGCAGGCAATGGACTGGTCAGATGCAATGGCGATTGGCCACAACATGTCCGGCTTTGACTCAATGATCTTAGCTTGGCGACTAGGGATAAACCCTAAGATGTATGGATGTACAGCAGCCATGGCAAGGTCGCAGTATTCCAAGACGTCAGTGTTCTTTGGCGGTAAATCCCTTACAGGTGTATCGCTTAAGAAGTTAGCGTATGAGTTTGGTGTAGGTGCAAAGTTAGACCTCGAAGCTACCAATACTAAGGGTAAACACCTAGCTAACTTTAGCGAAGATGAGATCGCCTCGATGGAGGAATACAACAAGGTAGACACTGACCTGTGCGCTAAGTTGTTCAAAAAGCTAGCCAAAGGCTTCCCTAAGCAGGAGTTGGTTTTGATAGACATGACTACACGCATGCTTGTTGAGCCTAAACTGTTACTGGACGCCCCGAAAGTGCATCAAGCGCTTAAGCTTGTAAAGGAAGAGAAGCGCGATTCATTGCTTCAGTTAGCCAAAGCCTTGGATATTGGTACGTTTGTAGCCAACCGACTAAACGGCACTAGTATCGAGGAGACTGTACGTACTGAGTTAGCATCAGCCGCCAAGTTTGGTGCGTTGCTTGAGAAGCTTGGTGTGCCAGTACCCATGAAGGTATCGCCTAGCAACCCTGCCAAGATGACACCCGCACTGGCTAAGACAGACGAGGCGTTCATAGCCCTACAAACGCACAAGAACCCGCTTGTAGCCGCTGCTGCAATGGCTAGGCTAGAAGTTAAGTCTACCCTGTTAGAAACGCGCCTAGAGGCTTTCTTGCAGACCGCAGCGGTATGTGGGGGCAAGATACCTGTACCCCTTAAATACGCCGGCGCAGACACAACTGGGCGTTGGTCAGGTGAGCAGTACAACATGCAGAACTTACCTCGCATTGGTGCATCACCTAAGCCCTCAGATGCCTTGCGTATGTCGTTGCTCGCCCCTCCCGGGTACAAGGTGATCGTGTCTGACCTGTCCGGTATTGAGTTGCGGGTCAACATGTTCCTGTGGAAAGTCCCATATGCAATGGCATTGTTTGAGGCAAGCCCTGACAAAGCTGATCTTTACAGGTACTTTGCTGCCCATGATCTGTACAACATCGATGAGATACAAGTTACCAAGACCCAGCGTCAAGTGGGTAAAGTTGCTCACCTCGGCCTCGGCTTTGGAGCTGGGGGCGCTACGTTCCAAAAGGTTGCCAAGCTAATGGGTGGCGTGGACATTAGCCTAGATGAAGCAACGAAGGTGGTAGACGCTTACCGTTCAGCCCATGCTGAAATTGCTACTGGATGGAGAACATTTCAAAACAAACTTACCAACATTAAGCAAGGCGTGGAGTCGGCCATTGACCCATGGGGTATGTGCGTCACCGAACAAAACGCAGTGCGCCTACCATCAGGCCGTCGCATTTACTACCCCGATCTCAAACAAGAACGTGATGACAACGGCAAAATGGAATGGTGGTATGGCAATGGCCGTACTCGGGCGCGCATCTATGCAGGGAAAGGTGTAGAGAATTTAGTTCAAGCCCTTGCACGCGACGTCATTGCAGAGCATGCTGTTAAGTTCTTTAAGGCTACTGGGATGCGACCAGCACTCACTGTGCACGACGAGCTTGTGTACGTAGTTCCGGAAGATTCTGCCGAGCAATCCCTAGAACAACTACAAGCCATCATGCGTCAAGGTGTGTCATGGTGGCCCGAGTTGGTAACATGGTCTGAAGGTGATATTGCAAGCTGTTATGGCGAAGCAAAATAGTGTTGACTAGTCGCAGAAACCTGCTAAAGTGGGGGCTAACAACCACGAGCCTCCAAGCGACAAATGACGCATTGGGGGCGAAAACCTATGGAGCAAGCATGGCCAACCCAGCTTGGACTTATTCGCAATTAGACACGTTTGAAACGTGCCCGAAGAAGTTCTATCACCTTAAAGTAGTCCGCGATATTGTCGAGCCCCCAACTGTGCACACTGAGTGGGGAACCAAGGTACACACAGCGTTTGAGAACTTCATCTTGAACGGTGAGTTACTGCCCGAAGGCATGACCCAGTGGCAACCACTGGCAAACAGATTAGCCGCACTCAAAGGCGAGAAGTTTCCTGAAAGACAGTACGCTGTAAACAGAGACTTTACACCCTGCGATTGGGATAAAGCATGGACACGAGGCATTGCTGACCTTGTTGTTATTCAAGGCGCAAACGCTGCTGTCATGGACTACAAAACAGGCAAACGCAAACCAACAGAACAATTAGATTTGTACGCTGCGTATGTGTTTCACCATCACCCCGAAGTGCAGAAAGTAACAACTGGCTTTGTGTGGTTGAAAGATAAAAAGATTGACTGGCAAGTACGTGAACGTGCTGACCTTGCAAACATATGGCAAGACCTATTGCCGCGAGTGCGCAAACTTGAATCGGCCTACGAGCGTGACTCATGGCCAGCCAAAACATCAGGACTGTGCAAGGCATGGTGTCCTGTTACGTCGTGTGACTTCAACGGAAGAAAATCATGACCCCCGAAGGCAAGGTAAAAGATGCAGTGCGCAAAGCCTTAAAAGCGCGTACTATTTGGTTTTACCAGCCTATGCAGAACGGCATGGGGCAAGTAGGTATACCAGACTTCATCTGTTGTTGGAACGGAAGGTTTATTGGTATTGAAACTAAAGCCCCCGGCAAACGCAAAGACACAACTGCCAACCAAAACAGAGTGTTAGCGGAGATCGTTAGTCATGGTGGTCAAACTATTGTGGTTGACGACGTAAATCAACTGCATGATTTTTTAGAAAACATTGCATGGAGAGCATGATGGTTACATCAACTAAACAGAAACTTGAATACCAAAAAGCATACAACGCACGCCCTGAAGAAGTGGCCAAGCGAGTGAAGAATAACGCTGCACGCCGTGAAGCTATGAAGGATGGCAAAGCGCGTGTCGGTGATGGTAAAGATGTTGCACACAAGAAGTCATTAGAAAATGGTGGCGGTAATGGTAAAGGTAATACCGCTGTGCAAGCTCGAGCAACCAACAGAGGATGGAGGAAGGGAAGCAGCTCTTACAACCCCGATAAGTAATGCAAATACATAAAGAAAAAAAGGCGGTCATCTTCCGCTTAAAAAACCCAAGTCGGATAACAACAGTAATACCGACAGCTATCGAAGTAGACCACAAAGGACAACGGCTTGTAGCCGTTCCACACCGCCCCGACGAAACTCGGGTGTTACGAAACTTAGGCTTTGAAGTCCCTGACCCAATGCCTATGCACTATGCGTTTCCAAAAGTAAGTGGGCGACACAATCCGTTTGCTGCGCAGATTGAAACTGCATCTTTTTTATCCATGCACAGTAGGGCGTTTTGTCTCAACGGTATGGGCACTGGCAAGACCAACAGCGCACTGTGGGCGTATGACTACATGCGTCGCACAAAGATCGTTAACAAAGTTCTTGTCGTGTGTCCTCTATCAACAATGGAGCGCACATGGGCAGATTCAGTCTTTAATACATTCTCACATCTTGATGCAGTAGTCTTGCATGGAACAAGAGACAAACGAATTAAGTTACTCAAAGAAGATGTGCACATCTACATCATCAACATTGACGGCCTTGCCACGATCAAAGATGAATTAGCAAAGCGACCTGACATTGATTTGATTGTTGTGGATGAACTAGCACTTGCACGTAACTCAAGCACTGATAGATGGAAAACGCTCAACACAATTTGCAACAAGCAAGGCAGTCGCCGCGTGTGGGGTATGACAGGTTCACCTACGCCCAATGCACCTACAGATGCGTGGGCTCAATGCAAACTTATCACACCTGATAACACCAGTGTGCCTAAATACTTTGGTGCGTTTCGTGATCGTGTAATGCGTCAGTTGACACAGTTCAAATGGATATCAAGACCCGAAGCAAACGATGTGATCTATCAGATGATGCAGCCTGCAATTAGGTTCTCTCTTGACGACTGCACTGACTTACCTGAACAGATATTTATGACCCGCGAAGTTGAGATGACTGTAGAGCAGAAGAAAGCCTACAAAGACATGCTGTCTAAACTTGCAACTGAGTACGCTGGCGGTCAGATTCTTGCTGTGAATGAAGCTGTAAAAGCAAACAAACTAATTCAAATTGGCTGCGGTGTCGCATACGGGACAGACGGGGTGGAGGTAGTCCTACCATCTAAGCCTAGAATGGATGTCCTCAAAGAAGTCATTGAAGAATCTGAAGGTAAAGTAATTGTGTTTGTGCCGTTGACTGGCGCTCTTGAACACGTAGCCACAGAGCTGCGCAAGGACTGGTCTGTAGAAATTGTCCACGGCGAGACTAGCAAGAACCAACGAGACCAGATATTTTCTGACTTCCAACGAGGGTTAGACCCGAGAGTATTAGTGGCAAATGCAGCTACCATGTCACACGGACTAACGCTAACAGCGGCAACTACCATCGTATGGTACGCACCGGTGCATAGCAATGAAATTTACGAACAGGCTTGCGCTAGGGTTAGACGCCCCGGCCAGACCAAAACTACTGTGATTGTGCATATCGCAGGCTCAGACGTCGAAAGACGTGTGTACAAGAGGCTGCAAGACAAGCAGTCCATGCAGGGTTTATTGCTTGACATGATGAAAGAACAACCGGAATAGGAGGCGTTATCGACTACCAAATCTTTACCCCAATCAACCACAAATTAGGATACAAAAATGAAACTCTCAGAAGCTGTAAGCATCTACATCAAGATGCGAGATAAAAAAGCACAAATGAAAGCAGAGTTTGATGCCAGTGTTGCTCCTCTCAATGAGAAGATGGAAAAGCTAGAAGCTAAGCTGCTAGATGTTTTCAACAAGACCGGTATTGATTCTGTCAAGACAGAATTTGGAACTGCGTATACCACAACTAGAGTCACTGCCAGCGTAGCAGACCGAGAAATATTTATGACTCACGTCAGAGAAAATGACGACTGGGCGCTTTTAGAAGTACGCGCTTCCAAAACAGCGGTAGAACAGTATCGCGAAACCAACAACGACCTACCCCCGGGCGTATCTACTCGTGAAGAACGTGTAGTCAACGTGCGCCGTTCGTCGTAAACTCTTTCCCCCAACCACTGAAAAATTATGAACATCATTCCATTTGACTCCGGCTCCAACCTGCCATCATTCTTGAAAAAAGTTGACATCGCAGCTCTGAACTCTGACTTGACTGCTCATGCAGGCGGTGGGTTCCCAGTGATCTCCATCAAAGGCAAAGTGTTTGCAGTTGTCCGCGACGGTGAGCGCGAATTGCAGATGAACCCTAAAGACCCTGACAGCGCAGCTACCAGCCTGAACGTGGTGTTGTTAAAAGCCAACAAAGGGACAAGCAAGGTGTTTTATCTCAAGGGCTATGACAAAGACACAAGCGAAGGTCAAAAGCCTGATTGCTATTCAAGCGATGGCATTGAGCCGGCAGCAGACGCACAGAACAAACAAGCCAAGAAGTGCGCAACCTGTGCCCACAATCAATGGGGCTCTCGTATCAGCGAGCGCGGTGCAACTAAGGGCAAGGCTTGCTCTGACACAGTTCGTATGGCCGTAGCGCCAGCCGGTCAGATTAATGACGCGATGCTGTTGCGTGTACCTCCTGCTTCCATCAAAGCACTGGGTGAGTATGGTCAGATGTTGGCTAAACGCGGTGTAGGGTACAGCATGGTTGTTACCAAGGTAGGCTTTGACTTGCAAGCAGAATCGCCCAAGTTGACGTTCAGCGCCGTGGGTTTACTAGACGACGAGGGCTTTGCTGAAGTCCAAGAGATCGCTAAATCAGATGTTGTTGCAACCATCTTGGGCGCTAATCCTGTAGCAGCAGAGTTTGTTGCAGAAGCAATCGAGGCACCTCCAGTTGCTAAAGCAGAGGCTCCCGAGCCAAAGCCCGAAGCTAAAGCTAAGCCAGCCGCCAAAGCCAAACCTGCCCCTGTTGAAGAAGAGTTAGAACTCGACCTCGACGGCATTAGTTTTGACGACTAAATAGCTCCACCCCCAAGGGAGCCCCTTCGGGGGCTTCTTCTGTTTCACTGGAGTAGTCATGAGTTGCATATTTACAACAGCTGGAGATCACAATGGACACCCTTGAGTTCCTCCGCACAATCCTGCCCGAATACGGCATACATTACTTGACGCTCTTTACCAAAGAGGTCAATCCAAAGACGAACAAGCCGTACACCTACCACAAGTTCTATCTGAGCTTGGAGGAGATGGCTGACGCTATACCTCACTGGGAAAACAACCCCAAGTTTGTGGCAACCTACCATGCATGCGCATCGTATCTAAAGCCATTCATTGAAGTTGAGAAAGACGGGGAGACCCGCAAAAAATATCGCGTTGAAGAAAACTGGGATCGCGCCAAGTCTTTTTGGATTGACATTGATTGCGGGCAAAAGAAACACGATGCAGGGCAGGGCTACTTGACGCAGATGGATGGCGTTAAAGCTATTGCAATCTTTGCTAAGAAGGTAGGTTTACCCCGCCCCATGATTGTGGACTCGGGCAATGGCGTCCATGCTTACTGGCCTCTGACCAAAGACATTAGCCACACAAAGTGGGTCATGGTTGCCAAGTGGTTGAAGTCATGCCTTGCGCACGAGAATGTCCTTGCAGATTCGTCACGAACTGCTGACTTTGCAAGCATCTTACGCCCTGTCGGGTCAGCAAACCGTAAGGGTGAACCCAAGCCAATCAAGGTTAGATCAACGTGCGAGCCTATCGAGCCCGGGGCATTTGCACTAGCACTGCAAACATTCGTGGCAGACAATGACGTCAAGCTGATTAAAGAGTCCGTTAAACGCGCCTACAACACCGATTTAAACTCTGACTTAACGGGTCACCTTACCCAGTATCCTGACGTGCCTGTAGATGCCAATGAGATGGCCAGTAAATGCCTTCAGGTAGGCGCTATGCGGGATTCTAAGGGGGATGTAGGGTACGAGCCTTGGCGTGGCGTTATCGGTCTTTTAAAGCACTGCGAAGATGGTGAGAAGTTCTCCGAGGAGTGGAGCGCCGACCGCGAAGCAACAGGCCACGATCAGATAGATTGGCAAAACAAATACAGCACATGGGAAGCTGGCCCGACAACCTGCTCATTTTTTGAGCAACATAACTGCAATGGTTGCACTGGCTGCGAGTTCAAAGGCAAGATCAATACGCCCTTAGTCCTTGGTAGGGTAATCCCTATAGTAGAAGAATCAACTGCGGAAATCGTAACTGATGAAGGCGTAGTTCAAGAAGCCGCCATACCAGCACTGCCCTATGGCTACATGTGGGATGGTAAGTTGCTTAGCCGCCTACTCCCGGATAAGGAGGGCGTGTTACAGCCGCTGTCTTTCTGTGAGAACCTGTTCTATCCGACAAGCCGTATCCGCAGCGAAGATGGCACATTCAAGTACGGCATTAGATTCCATCTGCCTGACAAACGCATTCGGGACTTTGACATCTTGGGAGAATCTGTTGCTTCATCAACCGATTTGTTACGCGCACTAGCTCGATACGAACTAACAAAGAGTAACCACAAAAATGCAGGGGATCACATGTCTGCTTATTTGCTAGACCAGTTGCAAGCGCTAAAGCGAAGAATCACTGAAACGAATACCCTGACCGCTTTTGGTTGGCGGGATGAACACAAAGCCTTTTTGCTGGGCGACAAGCTGTACACCAAGGGTGCAGAACCTAGCGAAGTGCTGATCGGCGGCAACGCCAAGGAACGGGCAAGTACGTTTACGGCCAACAAGGGATCGCTGAAAGGCTACGCTGAAGCCCTAAACTTCTTATACAACCGAGAAGGCGCTGTCCACTGGCAGTACACCATCTGTGCAGGCTGGGGCTCTTTACTGGCGCACCACTGCGAAGACTTGTACAAAGGTTTGATCTTGGCACTGCAAGGCGGAGATACTGCCCGAGGCAAAACAACTGTCTGCCATGCAGCCCTTGCGGCCTTTGGTAATCCTGCAAAGATGACACTGAACTCAAAGGATGGTTTTACAACGAACGCACTGTGGGCAACCCTTGGTGTATTTAACAACATCCCTGTGTTGGTGGACGAACTGACTGGTGTAGACCCTGCCACTTTTAGTGATGTAGCGTATGGCGTATCGAATGGCCAAGACAAGATTCGCATGACCTCCAAAGGCGGCAATGTAGTCTTTGCCAAGTCATCTGAATGGCGGCTCAATGTTTATGTAACTGGCAACAAAGACTTCCATGGATTGCTTGCGGCCAACCAAGCCAACTCGCAAGCTGAAGCTGTTCGTCTCATTCAAGTTAACGTAGACCGCTACCCCCCGCTTGTATTAACGGATCGCTCTGAATACCCCGAAGGCAAAGAGGGTGACGACGCTTGGAACGCAGCATCAGCTATTGTGGCAGCAGAGAACATTAAGCAGATGACGCAGAACAGTGGTCATGCTGGTGCGGCCATCATCAAGTACATGCTAGACAACGAGGCAACAGTAACTAAAGCCATGGAAGAGTTTTTGGCTAGGTTTACTCAGATTCTGCCAAGTCCCAAGTATCGGTTTTACCGGGCTCACAGTGCATGCACGATGGTCATTGCTCAGATAGCAAAGAAGCTTGGCATCATTGAGTTTGATCTTCAAGAACTGTATGCATTTACAGTGAAGTTAATTGTTGACCTGTCTGAGTCAGTCATGGAGACAAATACAATTTCTTCGGAAGATGCATTCCATCGCATGGTCAGTCACCTCGGCCCTCGCATTATTGTTACCAGTGAATACCGAGACAAGCGCGATGGCAGGGGCCCGGAGTCCCCACGTACGCGTGTAATGGGAGATGTGGCAGGGCGGTATGTTCTCGGGTCAAACAGCCATAAAGATCAGGCTGGACACTTGATGTTGTCGCAGAAAGAAGTCCGCGACTGGTGCATGAAGAACCGCATTGACTTCCATGCAATGATGACAACCTTACAGAAAGAAGGTGCGTTGCTTAAGCAGGGCGAGAAGTTTACCCTGACTCGGGGAACTGACTATCCCATCGTGCAACAACGATGCATTTTTGTGGATACGCTCAAGCTCGACAAAGACTCAATAGCCCCTGCGCTGACATTAGTTTCTAATCAGTTTGACGGAGAGGCTGTTGGAGATGTATGATTACCACGCTGGTTGCCATGACTAGCTCCTTTCGTGGTTGAAAGATCCCCCCTCGGCGTAACAACCGAGGGGTTTTTTTATTTAGCTTTAGCTTTCATCGCGCACATGCCCATCTTGGAGCATTTAGCGGGAGTAGGGCATCCGGCACATGGTTTAAATGGCGCAGATTTTTTGGCTTTGTTTGTAGCTGTGCGGCTACCACGCATTGGCATTTCTTTCATGATTATTTCTTACCTTTCATTTTGCCCATACCTTTGTGCATACCGGGTTCCATCTTCTTCTCCATGGCAGCATAAGCTTTTTTGCTAGGAGCCATTTTCTTCTCTTTAGCTTCCATGGCTTTGGACTCGCCTTTGCCAAATGGATTCATTTTTTTACCGTACATAGTAATCTCCAATTAAAGTTAACGAAATTTTGCAGTTTTAGCCGCAATCTTTTTAGGTTGGGCTACGAATTGTTTGCCGGCGGCTTTTCCTGCTCGCTTGGCTTTGGTCGACGCAGCGTACTCACTAGGGCTGAGACTTTTAATCGCAGCTTCTGGAAGGTATCGCTCACCAGTGTCAGAAGATTTTTTACCACTTTTGGTTCTCCATTTTTGATTTCCCCAGTCTTTCAGGGATTGTTGAGGGGCTTTCAATCTCTGTACCCCCCGCCTGCGGCTCTGTATTTCTTGGCTACAAGTTGTGCTTTACGGGCAGACCATTGGCCTGCACCAGTCCCTTGGGTAGCAGCAGCCTTTACCTGCGACACAATCTTCTTGCGAAGTGTAGGTTTAGTGTAGTTGCCAGCAGCATTAACAGTTGATTTGGTAGCCATGTCAACATTTCCAAGCACGTAATGATTTGTTGATGCGACTGTTAGGGTCGTTAGCAGTTTTTGCGCTCGTGTTTTTCTCTTTCATGCCGGTCATTCTGGCACAGAATGAGTCACGTCGTGGGCCACCCTCTGGTTGAGGAGCCTTGAGTCCCGGCTTACCGGGATTGGCCTTATTGTAAGAGGCGCGCCCCTTGGCATTGAGGCCGCCCTCTGGGTTTTTTCCTTCTTTACGTTGCCACGCTGGTGACTTGGCCATAAGATTCCTTTAATTTTCAGCTACGGATTCTGCCAGTTTTCTCTGTCCTTGGCGATATGCTACGCCACCTACAGTTTGTTTCTCACGTTCTCTTTGCTCTTGCGGTGCTTTGAGCAGGTTAGACAGAGGCTGTGGTTTCAAACCATTTTCTTGACGAGTACGCTGTAGTTTCTGCCAAGCTTCGCGAGCGTCTTGTTTACCTTCGCCATCGTTTTCGCGAACAGCTTTAGCGTAATCATTTTTAATTCGCGTTGTACGATCTTGGAAGTTACTAGTCAAATCGCGCATGCGATTCTGTCGTTCATAAACAACAGTTTCTTTAACAGACGGAACACCTAAACCTGTCAAGATGGCAGAGATTGCACTGACCTCATCAGCTGGCAATACCACATCACCATTACGGCGAGTCATACCTTCAGCAGCTTGGCGTCCAGCTTTGAGCGCGTCGGATACACCCTTGGGCATAGTGCGCTCGACACCTTTGTAGTAGTCGCCGCTGAGAATTAACCCCATGCCATCGGCTACACGAGACACCATGCCTAGAGACGCGCCTCCTACCAAAGTACCAAATGCTTCTGCACGGCCAGCCGTTGTGCTGAGATCGGCGTCGCTGAATGGCATGATAGAAAGCATGTTGCCAGCGCCAATCTTGCCTGACAGATCAACGCCCACTAACGTGGGAGCGCCGCGCATAATGAGGTCAGCCCACTCAGGGCCAAGAGCCTGACGTATATCAGCGGTCAAATCGTACGGTTCGTCCTCGTCGCCGAAGAAGCCCAAGATTGCAGCAATTGCAGCGTAACCGGGCAAACCCATCATGCCAGCGAAGACTGCGGTATGACCTAATGAGAAAGCCAGTGTGCGCATGGCAACAGCTCGCTCAGCAGGGTTTGTAAACGCATCGCGCAACAGTTTGGCGTAGAACGCAATCTGAATCAACTGGAATTTGCGGAACTGCAATGCAACCTTACCCCACTGGCTGTTAAAAATGCGAGGTGCATTCATAGCGGTGTAATCGCCATGGGTGTCAGTCAGAATGTCAGCAGCGTACTGCGTAGCTTTTTCTGCATCTTTAGTTCTTGCAAACTCTAACCGGTAGGCAGCAATGGCAGTAGACAAACGGTTGGTAGCTTCCACTTTCTGCACAGCCAAGCGCATGCTCTTGTTTAAGCGTTGCGCAAACTTACCCAACTTGCTATCAGCATCAACTTTGTATTCGTTAATTTCAGTGGCTAAGCCAATGTCAATCTGACCTTGGTTAACGAGTTTCGTAATTGCTGCGCGTACATCAGCAGGAACCTTGGAGAAATCAAACTGCTGGTCAAACAACTTAATGTCTTTAAACAGTGGGCCAAGTTCAGCGTAAGCATCAAATAAAGCCTTACCTGCCTTAGTGTAGTCATGACGGCCAGCCAGCGCAGGCAGAGACATCATGAATGGCTGTGTCAAATTCTGCATGTAATACGCAGGGCTTGAAGCCAAGAAATACTTAGAAGCAGTGTTTGTCAGGCCGGTAATAAACCCGTTACCCTTGGTTTCCAAAGAGTCAACATAACGCTTGGTCAGTTCGTCAAAGATTTCTGACTTGCGTTCGCGGTTTCCGCCACGACGATCGTTACGCATTTGCTGCAATGCATCTTGGATCAACGGCTCAAACTCTACGTTGGCTAGGAAGTTAGCATCAGCGCGACCCTGACGAGTAAACGCCTGCAACATATCTACTTCACCAGCTACGCCACGACGACGCATCTCAGACTTGCGAGCACTACCCTCTGCCAACGCCTCCAAGTACAACTGGCTAACGATGTTTAACATCTTGCTGCGATCAGAGTCGTCGCGTTTGTCAACTGCAGCACGAATTTTAGTCAGTGCTGGTAAGAGCGCTTCGCCGCTAAAGGCTTCTTCAAATGCTTCGGAACGCTTAACAATATCGGCGTCTTCAAAAACACCTTGCTCAGCTAGGTTGTCGCTAAGGGTACGAGCAGCCCACTTGGTATCAACAAAGCTAACATGGTAGTGGTCTGGGTCAGACTCAAGTTGCTTGATACGTTTTCTATCTTTAGCAGCTTCCGCAGCTTTGTACTCTGCAGATTTACCAATGACAACGTACGCACCGTCACGCTTAATAGGTGCATAGGGTTTACCCTCACGAATAGCAAACAGTGTTTGGAATCGTTTGAGCGTGGCAACTTTTTCAGCTTTAAGCGCTGCCAGTTCACCTTCAGCTTTTTGTTTTTCCTTGGCATCTGTCGCCGTGTTAACCATGTTCTGAGCAGCCTGAATCATGGCATCATACTCAGAGTTTGCAGAATTTAAAACACTCTGTTTCTTTTGAGACAGAATGTTGTCGCCGTGGGCAAACACGTTTTTGACAAACTTTTGAGCCTTAGGGCCTAACTTGTTAAACGCAATCGCCATCTCTGGATCAGCTTTTATTTTGCCGCTGTCGTAGCCCCACTTCAAAGTACGAGTAGATTCAAACAAAAAGTCGTTAACACTGCCACGACCAGCACCTTTGAACTCCGGTTCAATATCGGCGTAGCCATCTGCAATGCTTTCAATTTCACGTTCAAACTCACTGACACGCGCTCTGCGCTGAGCCAAAGCATCAGCAAAAGTTTGAGCTGAAGTTAACCCAACGTCGACTGCACGTTTAATTAAGTCGCTTGTAAACACAACGTAGTCTAGGCCAGCACCGCCCAAGTCACCCAAAGCGCGAACAATATTGCGCACAGGAGACTGAGAAGCTTTAGGCAGCTTGGCAATGTTACGTTGGATAGTCCCTTGGTTTGGTGCTTTGGAATATCGGATAGCAAGTTCGTCTGCAGAGTAGGATTTAAAATTACCTTCTTCCAAAGCAGCTCCGGAACCAGTAATTCGTGTGAAATCAATATTGGGAATTTCACCGTTTTTAATTCGTGTCAAGCGACGACGAAACTCAGACAACACACGGATGTTATCTGCCCGAGAAATTCCTTCAAGACGCGTCCACTCATTGCCTTCGTTATCTTTAGTTTTTGTTGCCAACCCATTTACAAAAAGATCAGTGTAGAGCGCGCCGTCAAGTTCAGGGCCAGACACAATTAACGACCACGAATTAGTTTTTGGTTCGTGAACAGCTTGCAAAGTCATCAAAACTTTATCTTGCTTGTTATTTTGCGCTTCTCCAAACTCCCTAGACTCTGAAGACGTTAGCACCATAGCCATGTACGCCGGGCTACCGACACCGCGCGGGCCAAGACCTTTTGATTCAGCCCGTTCGTAGAAAGCTCGCGTGGCAATTCCGGTAAACGAGCCAAACTTGTCGGTGGGATTCCAAAAAAAAGCTTCTTTGCCAAAGCCGTATTGCGAATCTAAAACAGTACCTTCTGCGGTTCCTCGAGAACCTGCATAGTATTTAGAAACTTGTGCGTCCGTGGCATCAAGACTGGAACCAACTTCTGCGCGAAGACTTTCCATGTGTTCTTGTGCAGCAGCATAAGAAAAGTTTACCAAATCCTGCGTTGTCAGTTTGGGGACAGAAACTACATTCAAAAAGTTCTTTAAAGCTTCTACAACCAAATCGTTAAGTTGCTGAATCCAAGCTTGCAAAGCGGCTGAACGAGTACGAGTGTCCTTTGTAACAGTTACACCAGCCAAAGCAGCTTCTTCCGCAGCATACGCAACTAACTCTTCAGCAGCAATCTCAGATGTAATTGCGCCATCCAAACGAGCCGCAGCAACCCGGGCCATTGCAGCTTCGTAAACTTTAAACTCAAGACTGCTTTTGGGCGAGTTTGCCCAAGCTTTGACTTGACCCTCAAGAACTTTAAAGTTTGCGCCTAGTTTATTCTTTAAGCCAACGTGGACGCCAACTTCATGAAGCAATACCGCAAACTCACCGCCCTTAGGAATGTTGTTTGCAATTAAATGTACAACGCGACTATCGGATGGGTCAACAAATGCTTGGGCGTTTTGTAGTTGAGCTAGAGGAACTTTTTTATTGGCAGCTTTGTATGCTTCTTCTGCAGTCTGTGATATACGAACAAAATTTTTGTAGGCACTGCTCTTCGGCAATACACCAAACACATGTGCCAGTGTCTTAGTAATAGCTTCAACAGAGTTCTGACTAGTTGCAGGAGTGCCCGTTTTTGAAAATTTAAACTCTGCTGGAATGTTTGCATTTTTGAGCATGTACTCAGGGGCATAACGCAAAATATTTTCAGCAGTCAATCTGGCACGAGGGTCTTCTTTGCTCATTGCCGCTAAATCACTAAAGCCTTTGTACGGCTGTCCGGGGAATGACAAGGCTGAAGACAACATCCTTAAAACTGAATCTCTAATTGTCAGATTTGTCACAATACGTTTCATTAGCGACGTATCATTGTTAGCCAACGCTTGAATAGCTTCGTTTTCAACTCGTGACAGAGGAGCTTGTTCAGAATAAATCCGGTCGGCGGTTTTTAAAGCTTTGTTTGCTTCGTCTTTGACTTTTCTTGCTGCTGCGCTTTGCAACAGATTTTCTTGTGCTTCTGACCTGCCTTTAAAAGCATCCCACAAACCTTGGCTTACCAAATCATACGTTTTGGTAACTTTGCCATCAATAACCAAATCAAGAGTGCGGCCATTGTTTACAAGCTTTGGTGCTTGTGTTACCTGTACAGTTTCATTGGTCTTTGAAAACAGAATTGGTTTTGGAGTCGGGATATCTTCTTCTTTACCCACTACAGCAGCAGCTGATTTACCTTTAGCGCCTTGGCCACCTTCGGTGCGGGTCTCTGTACGAGTCTCGGCAGCAAACATCTGAGCTGCTTGTTCTTGGGCATCTGGCACAACAAACACCATACCGCCATCAAGATTGGCAATGTTGGGAGCAATCTCGTTGATAAACGTATCATGCTTTGTATTGATACAGCCGTAGCTAACTCGATTGTCTGCTGCAGTAGGAGTATCTAAGCGGCCTAAACGGTTCTCAGACGGTGTGCTGGTGTCTGCAGCGTGAATGGCAATGTAGCCAGTGTAGTCTTTAGACTCAACCAAGATGAGCTCTTGGCCGCCAGCGTACGTAGATGCTCTAGCTTTGAGAGTAAATTTACCGGCAGGAGTAACTTTTGCTCCGCCTTCAAGCGAGGAAACCGCTGCAAGAACGTCGCCGGTATCTTTGCCGTACAGCGTTGGATCGGACAATGCGTGTGAGCCGTCTTCTTTAAAGATGTGCAACATGCCGTTAGGCTTGTCAGCAACCATGAACCACTTACCAGACTTCATTGCAACGGGAGCCATGGCTTCGTAAACTGCTTGTGCAGTAGGCGACATTTGGGCTTTGGCTACAGCGGGTACTGCTTGGGTTACTTCAATGGTCTGCTCAAACGTCTTAGCAACATTTAAAGTGAATGCATCTTTGGTAATGTTCGGGTTGAACACAATACCCATGGCAAGTACGCCTTCGGCCATTGCTTTAATAATGCTGCGAATAGCACCGGCAACAGCTTCTGCACCTTGCGTAACGTACTTTGTGATGTCAGCTTGGACTTTTTCCAAGAACTCGGCACTGCCACGTTTAGCACCATAGTGTTGTTCAAGGCGTTCAACTTGGGGCGCAGGCAAAGCAGCTACTTGCGTAGTGACTTGCTCATCAATAATGCGAGTCTCACCTTCAATGGTGATTGGCTCTTTAGTCAGCAACTGCTGCAAGCCCATCTCTTTGGCAACCACAGGTTTGCCATTGGTACGAACAGCCAAGTCGGTCAGGTAGTCCTGCTCTAACTTGGTTAACTGCTCGTAGGGTACTAACCCGGGAGTTTTCTCAGCAAGTTTATTCCATAGGGTTTGACCCTTATTTACTTGCTCTTTGGCTTGGCCTTGGGTTTGACCTTTGCTGGCAGGTTTTTCGGTACGCCGTACTTGGCCGCCCACTCCTTTGCCAGCTTCGGTTTTTGGCTGAACAGGTACGACTGCTGTGCTTGTGACTTGAACGGCATTTGTTTTCTCCAGTTTAGCCATCTGGACAGACAGCTCTTTTGTTTGACCGCTTTGAAAGTCTACGGTTACGAGGGTAGCGTCGCCATCACCAGAGAAACTTTTAACTACGCCAGTACCCAGCTTAGTATTTACTACGGTGTCGCCAACTTCAAGACCTTTACGATCAACAGCGCGTTTAGCGGCGGCCTCAGCACGAAGTTTTTCAGCAGCAGCTTTTTTGGCCTCATCGGCATTATTAATAAAACTTGATTCTGGCTCGGCTTCTTGAGCAGCTGCAACTAAATCAACTTCACCATCAGTGTCTCCCAGCCCGGCGGTCTCTCGAATTTTGGCCTGTTCTTTATCTTCAAAAACTTCAACTTGTTTCTGCAACTCTGTCAAACGATGGCTAATATAGGCTAATACCAAAGGTTCTTTTTCGGTTTCCAGACGCTTGTACATTGCGTCTATATTTTTTTGCAGTTTGGTAAACCCTTTAACTGCAGATGATCCGCCGCCGGCAGATTTAACAGAGCCCTCAAGCCCGGCTTCTGCTGCCTCAGTTTCGCTTAGACGAACGCCATAGATGTCGGCGCGACCAAGATTAAGTTCGCGTTCTACTTCAGAACGAGTATCGGCATCGGGAGCAAGAGATGCTTTAATTGCCTGTTGTATTTGTTGATCTGTGTAACCGTACTTGGCTTTTGCAGCAGCAATCTTTTTGGGCCATTCTTCTCTAACAGCTCTTTCTCCAGCAATTTTGTTGCGGATCATTTGTTCTCCGCGACCCTGCACTCCGGCTGCTTTAAGTTCCGCTGCAATCTTGGTAGAAGATTTGCCCATTAAAAAGTCGCGAACAATACCTGCGTCTTGCTCACCAAAGATTTGACTAATGATGTCTGGTTCCGCAACCGCAGCCGGCTGGGTAATACTAGGTTGCAATCCTTGCTGACCTTTAGCAGCTTCAGCAGCTTCCAACACAGTCATGGGTTTAGGAGCACGTCTGAATTTAGATGTAGTCGCAGCAGGAGTTGTTAGATCAGTAGGCGCAGTTGTTACAGTGGTAGATGGTTGACCGCTGGTGTCTGGAAGAATACCAGCTTGTTGAAGTGGGGCTCCAACCGTAGAGGTAGTTCCACCCACCGTTCCTGTGACAGGAGAAACTGATCCTGTAGCTCCCACAGCTCCCGGAACGATAGCGCCCCCGACTCCCACGCCTCCTGCAGTTCCCAGTCCAGTTGAAATTGGTGTGCCACTCGGTGCTCCCTTGCGTGCTTTAATAATAGCTTCGTCCATCAACTGAACAGCTTTTTCGTACCGGCCTTTTCCCATGTACTTTTGTGCGGCATAGTTCCAAACAGAAACCATTAACTCGGATTGAGGATCAATTCCACTCTCAGACATCATGTCAAACAACTGACGGCTGTATTGATTGGGAATTACCTTAAGCGTGTCGCGGATAAAAATATCTTTGGGGTCGCGAACGGTAGCAACTTTGGCGGCTGTACTGGCAGCGGCAGCAGTTTCTGCTGGTTTATCCTGAGTTAAATCCATCAGGCCGGCACTACGCTGAAACACCTCACCTACTGTTAACTCACGCTCAATGCCAGTAGTTGGGTCAGATGTGTATTGACCACTAGGCTCGTCGAAGGCAGCTTTAAACTGATCCTCATAGCCTTTACGGGAAGGCCGAATAACGCCAGTAGTTTCGTCAACAAACTTCTTCAAGCCAACATCTGCGGGTGCTGCAGCACCGGTATTTATAATTCGGCCATTAGGCAGTTCAATAATTTTACCGGTATCTGCTGGCGGTGTTTGGTCTGCGGTAAGTGTTAAGTCACGTTCTTGAACCGGTGGGCGATACTGCTCACTTCGGCCAAAACCAGTAAGGCCGCCAGCCGCGCCACCTAAGAATGCACCACCAATGGCAGATTCTTTATAGCGGCCCAACGCAGCATCAGACAAGAAAGCTTCGTCTGAATCAACAGCCATACGGCCAAATTGCGTGGCCATTTCCTGCAAAGTCTCAGTGCCGCTTTCTGTTAAACCAGTGCGAACACCAGCAGCTCCAGCACGAGCAAAGCCGCCACGGAGACCTTGAAGATTATCTAACGCGCCGATTCCAGAACGCAGCATTTGCTGACGTGCCAAAGCGCCTTCAATACCAAGAGCGTTAAGAGCCGCAAACGGCACACCCAAGGCAGCAGCAGAACTAAGGTCTGTTTCCCCAGCTTGCTCACGTTGAGCTTGCAAAATCCCACCAACGGCGGATGGATACGCAGCAGCTACACCGCCGGCAGTTTGTCCAGCGCGCAAAGCGCGAGTAGCTTGGGCAGCAGCGGCAGCATCACCGCCAGCAGTAGCAGCACCAAGAGCGGCCCTAGTCCCAGTCATAAGACCACGAGCAGCTAAACCGCCGCCAAGCGCTTCTATTGCATAAGGGGCTGAGCCAATAGCCAGACCACCAAGGTAGCTGGGCACATCAGACAAACCCTGAACTTCTTCAAAACTACCAATAGCGCCTTGGGCGCGGGCTCGTTCTAAGGCTACGTTTGATTCAAATTCATTGGCTTGGCGACCACGGCGAAAGAAGTCTGCGCCAGTAACCGCTTCTCCAAGACCGTAAAGACCTGCTTGGTATTGGTCAATAGCAGCACCAGTACGAAGACCAGCAATACCAGAAGCCGTAGGTTTATAGCCATACTCAGAAGCAATCCTGCCCGGCGACACACCAGCCGCAGTGGAAGCTAGTTGGAGAAGTTCTTCGTCGTTTTTATCGGTGGCAAATGCCCCGAGGGCGGATCGCAGTTCTCGTAAGGACGGCATGGATGTACCTTTAATTCAACTGCTTATAGTTTACTGTAGCTTAGTTAAAAACCATAGCGGTGTTGGCGCAAATCACGAATTTGTTGAGTAAGTTCCGCAGTTTTGCGCGGGTCACCACTTCGTATATTAGCTAGTTGTATACGCAATGTCTTAATATCAGGATCATTTGCAGCCCGCTGCTCAAGAACACGTCTATCGTTATCAACTTGCAAATTTTCTTCAAATCTAGTGTCTCTAGCAGTTGTTACAGCACTAGGAAGTTGTTGATTAAAAGACAACCCCACAGGAGTTGCTGCCGAAGCAGGCGCTGGCAGTGTGGCAGGACTTAGCGATTGGTTACTTAAAATTTGTTTAGCCAGCGCCGTAGGACTTAAGTCTAGGCCGCCAGCAGGCCCGCCAGTTCCAAGATACTGGTTAAAGATTTGGTCTGTAACAGCTTGTCTAGCCGTCTGAAACGTATGCTGGGGGCCTTTTTTATTTGTTGGGTCTACAGGCGTACCTACCAATTGTTCAGCAGCGTCGTTAATTTTCTTTGGGTCTAGTGCTGCTGCGGGAACAACATTTTGATCCAGTTTAACTTGAACGCTTTCCAACGCTCCAGTTTTTCTATTAAATCGCAAACCACTCATCACTTGAATTGGATTACCCTTTTCGTCGCGAGAATACCCCACCTGTACACCAGACAGTTGATTAGCAGCGGCATTGCTAGCAGCGCCAGCCTCTTTAGCTCTAGCGTTGTAATATCCAACTAAAGCATTTTTTGATTGCTCATCTTGCCGAAACTTAGCCAGCTCAAACGCACCGCCTTCTTTAATCCTAGAGTCCACGCTAAGCGCAAACTCGTCAGCATTTCTTGCTGATAGAAACGGTACGCGAGTGCCATCCTTGTTAACTTGAGTAACTTTAAAGCCGTCGATTTCCAGTGTAAAGCTATCGTTCAAGTCATCAATGGCTTTTAGCGCGGCAGCCGGCCCTTTTAATCTAGCCTGCTTAATTGTTTGGTCAAACTTCGCGCCTTCAGTTAAAATTTTATTGCGCTCGTTAGTACTATAGTTTGCTTCCAGAGCAGCAGCAGCTTCGGGGCCTTTAAATTGTGCTACGGCAGCTAAAACTGCAGCACTTTTTTCTTCCGGCTTGTCGTACTTAGTAGCGTTGATTTTTGCAAATTCGGTATCAAAACTGGTGGCTTTTTCTTCAGTGCGTTTAAGACCTTTAAGTTGAAGGTCTGTAAGAGTTTGCTGTTGAGCTTGACCGGCAAGAGCACCTTCTAGTTGTTGTTTTTGAAGGGGATACAGTTCGTCTTGTTGTCTTGCAAGTTGCAGGTCTCGGCGCAGGCGTTGCGCAGCAATGGGATCGCGTTCGGCAAGAACATTTGCAGCAGCACTATAACGGGCGGATTCAATTTCCTGTTGTGTAGGCATCCGGTTAAACGTCTGACCGCCGAGACCGTACTGAGTTGCGCCAATACGCTGACCTTCAACTGGCATCTGTGGGGCGTACATACCTTGTTCTTGCGGAGTGAGATCAAACTCAGCCGCATCTTGCGCTGCCAGTCCTTGTGTATAAGTCTGTGCGCGACCAAGTTCCTCTGGGGTAGCCTGACGTTGCTCCATAGCTTGAGGGGTAAGCCCCATGGCTGCTTTTATACGTTCGCGTTGTTCGTTTTCCTCACGCATCTTAAGGCCGCGCTCGACCGCTTGTGCGCCTACTTGGAATCCTGCTGCAAAACCCATATCAAACCTCCAACATCTCAATGCCGAGACCGGCGTAGTTAACAGCGTCGTAGCCGTCAGGCATTGTGACTACCATCTCAGGATAACGAGCTTTTACATCGTCGGCCATTACACCAAGGTAGCGTTTACCCGAACCGCCAATGTATTCAAATTCATAAAGCGGCAGATTGGTACGAATGTCGTGGCCAACCACTTCAACGTTTTCTTTGAGGCGGCGATCAGATTTTGATAGTCCGTAAGTTGTACCCGCACCTACCAATGCGCCAATAACCTGACCTTCTGCATTAAGGCCGGTGTTAAACTGACTAGTCTGGTTAGTAAGAATGTTGCCGTAGGTTTGACCAGCTTGCTGCATACCTTGGCCATACTGTGAACCGGGAGCCATTGAGGTATTTACGCCCGCAGAGCCTGCAGCATTTGCACCTTGGTAAGCAGCGGTAGAAGCACCAGCCAGATTACGGCCAAGACCTGTAACGTCTAAACGACGAGCAAATCCAAGCTGTTCTGCCTGAGTACGAGCGCCTGTCATGGCATTGGCACGTTGAGCAGCAAGGCCCAAATTAGTCTGGTTAGCCATAGACATCGCTCGGCCTGAGGCAGGGTTTACCCCCATAGATGCTTGAGCCCGCTGAGAAGCAGCTTGAGTTGTACCGAACGCTCGGCCTGCGGCTGCAGCGGCTTCACGAGCCATTCCTTCTCGATAGTCTTCGGTATTGAACCGTTCGGCATCTCGGACAAGCCCCTGCTCTAGCGGCCTAAACGTCTGCTGCTGGTAGTCGTAGTAATCTTGCGCTTGCCGCATTTGTTGCTGTTGGGCGGCCATTTGCTGAGCGGCTACTTGACGCGCAAGCGGGGCCATCTCTGCGTATTGCTGTTTAGCAAAGTCTAATTGCTCACGCCCAATTTGTTGCATTGGTGTGTAGTCTGGTGCTGGTTGTGACTTACCGCCCATAATTTACTCCTTGTGAAGCCAACGACATTTATCTGGCCACATAACTAAAATTTGCATATCCGAATTAACAGCGCCGTCTTTCATGACAAACTCCTCCTCAAACCCAAGGTGCTTGTCAAACTCAATAACGGAGGGCTCATTCGTGGGTACCATGCCTGTCAATCGTTTCAATTTACATTGGTTAAATGCGTAATCACAGACGTGATGGAACAACGGCACAAGAAGTTTTGTGTGTTGCGCGACAGCAATGTGACATGTAGCATTTGATCCATTGTAGTTATTGATTACCACTCCTGCAATAACATCTTCTCCACGAATGACGCCCAAGGCATAAAAAGAACCCCAACTGGAGTCTTGCCCTGTTTGTTTGGCTACCCAATCCCCTATACGTTCTTTCTGGTCAAAGACAAGTTCTGCCATGTGCGTATTATGTCTTATTGCGGAGGAGTTGGCCATACCACATTTAAAGGGTAGCCGGATTGTTCTGGGATATCTCGTAAGGCTTGGCGGTAGGTCTGCCACTGGGCGTACAGAGTTTGGCCAAGGCGGGTAGGCGCTGACGCGGTGTCAGTCCAGTCGGATTCTTGTAAAAGAGTTAGGCGTTTAGACAAAACAATCGTTTGAGCCCACTCAGCATCAGGTTCCCACTGTTTAGTAGCGTAATTAAACTTGTACGCATCACTTGGTTTATCTGGCATATCTACCAGTGTCCCGTCAGCCAAGCAATACTGCTTCCCAAGAATTGCAGTGCCAACACAAATGGCCTCAGAAGGTTTTAAAATTTGCTGCTCGATTTGGTCATCAGGGCAATAACCGGTTTGTGTAATTTCACCAGTAGGAAGATAAATATAAAAACTGCTCATCGTTTAACCCCAAGAACTGTAATTCCGCAAGCAGCATCTCCTGACAAAAACGTAGTGCTCATCGAAAAAATATGCGAACCTGCAGCGACGGAAACAAGAGCTGACATAGCACCAAGAGTAAATTCTGCAGGTAAATCTGTTTGAATAGCAGCACCATCCACTGCCAATGTCCATGGTTGTCCGTCTCGACCTAAGCCCTGTGTGTAAGTACTTATAAGCATAAACTGCATAGCAATGGGAGCAGTTAATGTTACTGAGGCGGAATAAACTCCATTTGCACCGCCGGGTAGTGTGATGGCATTAAGTTTAACGTTTCCGGTTGCTACAACGTCGCCATTGAGCGTTAGTTGCGTACCGTTGTAGTTGATGTTGGTCGTCGAATTGCCTAGTGCAAAAGTGCCGCTTGGGTTAATCTTTGCACCTGATCCGGTCATTGTTGTGCCAGATAAGGCGGGGGTAGAGCCAACTGTCAAAGTGCCTGCAAAAGACGCAGCGCCTGTAGAACCGTTCAAAACAAAGGTAGCTTCATCGCTACTGTTGTATGCAACCAAGCCGTTTGCAGTTAGTCCAACGCCGTAACCGCTGGTACGGACACCCGAAGAATTCCAATTAAGCGTACCGGTAGCTAGGCCCCCAGAACCAGCCAGAACGTTTCTAGCATCAGAATTTAATTTGGTGGAAAGTCCAGCGACTGCATCGGCGGCATCGGAGGCTGCACTATTAGCTGTAGATAAAGCTGTACTTGCGTTACTCACTACAGTACTTGCAGCCGTACCATCAACAGTGCCCGTTACATTGCCGGAAAATGCTCCGCTACCTGCATTAAGAATTGTGTTACCGTCGGCGTCGCGAATAGATAAACCATTTGAATTAATCTGTGCGGCGGTCAACTGACCCCGAATAACAGCAGCACCAAACTCAGCCGTACCATCTCCACGAATTATCCAGCCTTGCGAGCCAGCAACAAAATTTGTAGAGTAAATATCTGTGCCAACACTGATAGCACCAGTCAAAAGTTTAGCCGCGCTCAGGTCAACGATTTTTGCGTTATCAATAGCAGCATCAGCAATCTGAGCATTCTGGATCGTAGCGTTTAGAACATAAGCCGCGTCAATATACACACCGGATGGAACACTGACACCACCAATGGAAGTAGGCACTGCCTGCACTGCAAACGGAACTCGACTCGCTACTTGCCACGTAACTGTGCCGTCTAAAATCTTTGTACCGATAGCGCCAACCGTTAACGCCCCTGTGCCGGTCGTACCGCCAATTTTACAAACAAGAGTTTTGCTTCCCTCGGTAGACACTCGAGCAATAGCGCCAACAGCGTATGTTGTAGAAACAGCTCTAAGGGCAATAGATGTCTCTGGCGTTGTGACCGCAAAGCGATTTACGTTTGCAATGAACTGTGAATTACCGACTGCATCGCTGTAAATACCGTAGCCTGCCACGTTGCCGTTAACGTCCAGCTTGATGGTGTATTGGGCTTGGAGTCCATCGTTAAGCGTCTTTTGCGCAGTAAACCGTTGTTCTAAACTAGCTGATGCACTGCCGTCGCTGACACTAACTTGTTTAACAGCAGTTGCCAAAGGTAGACCGACTGTCCATGTGCCGCCTGCGGCTTCGCAAGCTGCTTTAGTTGTGTCGTCAGTTGCAACGCCGCCAATCGCGCAGTACCCAATCTTTGTGGATTCAACAGTCGTAACTCGAGCATCAACGGCAGTAACGGAACCGGTGATTACTGCATCTGGAGAATAGACCCAAGCTGTGCCAGACCAGAGATACAATTTATTACTATCATTTGTGTCGTACCAAACATCCCCATTTACCAAGGCAATGTTGCTTGCGGTTTCTGGGTCAACGCCGCGAATAGTTGGCGCGTCAGCTTGACGAAATACTTTAGACTGAATGCTTGCATACGCACGCAAGAATGTCCCGCTCTGGGCAATAGCGTTCTCAGTATCAGTTTGCGTTAAATAGTCGTTTGTCAGTGTTGCGGTCAACGCAGTCACAGAACCCGTAATAGCCCCATCTGGTGAGTACACCCAAGCAGACCCTGACCACTGGTACAACTTGTTCTGGTCATCTAAATCAATCCATATATCGCCAGTTTGCAAAGGGATGTCGGTACTTGTAGACGCATCAACACCGCGTTTTGTAGGCGCAGAAACTTGTCTAAATGTGCGAGACGCAGATACATCCGTATACGCACGAAGCACTGTTCTGCTATTGGCAATGGCTGTGTTGACTGTAGACGTGGTCGAGTAATCGTTAATCAGCGTAGCCCGCGTTGCCACAAGGCCAGTCACTGGGTCATTCACTGACGTTTCAAGCGTAGTAACATCAGATGCAATAGCCGCGTCAGCAGTAGCTCTGGCAGTCTGCTCGTTAACAATTAACGCAAAGTTATCTGTAACGTCGGTCAGGGTAATGTCAACCCAAGCCGTACCGTTCCATTGGTATTGATTGTTGCGAGCTACCGCATAGTCTTCATCAAAGTAAGGGATGGCATAACTGGGTTTAATATCCACCCAAATGTCGTTTAACGCAGGAGTCGCAGGAGCGGTTGTGGTGCGATAAATTGTATTTTTGCTAGACGCCGTTGCAGAAACAGACGAAATTGAAGACGCTAGACCAGAGTCAGCCGTGGCCCGCGCAGTCTTCTCTGAGAAGATAAGGCCGGTAGTAACGCTGGTAATGTCTGTGCCGGTATAAGTCCCGCGCATCTGCGTAGCAAGGGTTTCTCTTGCAGTAACTTCCGCGCCCAAGTTAGTCGTAATCGTAGCTATGTCTGCGGTGTGAGCAGCAACAATATCCGCGAGAGACGAGTAGTCTCCGATCTTTAGCCAATACGTTGTGTTGGTGGGTAGATTGCCTGTGGTAGTTCCAAGAGCTTTGTATAAACCGCCGTTGTACTTAACAATCGCATCTGCAGCATAAGTCGTACCATTGTTGTAGTCCGGATAGGCATTGATCGTGTCAATCTGACCTTGAATCTGAGCTAACTGATTGGGGATAGTGCCGGGTGTTCCAGCAGGGCCATCAATTAAGTTAATACGGCTATTAAGCGACGTAGCAAGTTGTGACGAAGTTATGCTGCCAGCCAAAGTGGTTAGCAAATAAGATACGGCAGCGCCGGTTGTAGCTAACGTTCCGTTGATACTGTTATAGGGGCCGATAACGTCTAGCGTATTGACAAACCGAACCCAGTAGTACCGAGAGACGCTGGGCCCCACAGAGTCAACATAGATTGCACCGGGAGAAAGCCCGATCAACACCGCCGTGCCAATATTGTCTGTAGAGTTACCCCAAATCTCAGCGTGCGAGTGACCAAAGTACTGCGGGTTATCCCACGAAACAATGATGTTCTGAATAGCAGCAGATGCTGTTACATTTGTTGGCGCAGGCGAAGTTCCAATTAATTTGGTGCTGGGTTTAACAACAGTGCCGTTATTTCCGGGGTCAACAACACCGCCTGCAATTAACTCTCTAGCAGTTACAAAACGATTATCACCATCGCTCGTAATAAGCTCTCGAACACGGTCAAGAAACGTTCGTAGGTCGCGGGGGATGTCCGACGTTACTGATGGTAATTTATTAGACACCAGCTAACTCCTCAATAGACTGGGCAATGGACAACGAGAATACCTCAGAAGTTCCTTCAAGCTGCACTTCCCAGTCACGACCCGGAGCTACAGGAAGCCTGAACGGATTGCGGTTTGCAACAGTCTGCGTCCTAATTAAAGTTCCATTGGAATAAAACTTGGCGGTGACGGGATATGTCTCGGCTTCTAGTTGGGCACAAGAAAACCCTGTGACTTGCGGCAATGTAAACTTCTTGGTCTTCCAAGTGTAGGTTTTATTTGCACCGGCTTGCCACACTTTAACGGAGCGATCAGCAAAGGCTAAAAACAATTTATCTCGTTGGATATCAGCGTAGCCTGCTGTTGCGTAGATATCGTGCAAGACAAACTGCCCCGACGTAGGATCGTAGATAAATCCACCGCTGGTCGTGCCGTTGTTGTAGAAACCTACGTACTTTAAATCGTGGGAGTAGCCGTGGATGGAGTCAGGCTTAAAGTAAGTTTGCCATTGGGCACGAGTAAAGTACTGCTCCGTTACAAGCTTGGATCCGCCGGGAGACAGCAAAACAAGGCCGTCAGGACTTGCGTAGAGAACCACGCCGTTGGTGCTAACAATGCTTCGTTTGGAAGCACAGGCTTGCTCGAGGTCGGACTTAACAACCACCATTGAATCTGGGTGGCTACCTTGCAAGAAATATGGCGTTCCAGTTGTCAAAGCAGCCAGTGTGGTGTCCATGCGGCCAAGACCAACAACAGGGAAGTCCAAAGACTGCACATAGTTTTCGGGCCATGCATGGGGGTGGTATGGGTCACAGAAGTACACATCGCGGCCAACAAACCCAGCCATACCGCCATTGGGTAAGTTAATTAAACCTCTCAGGGCTGCAGGAGGTTGTGCCCATGTCAGTGATGGTAGCTCTTCACCAAGTTCTTCGGCAAGAACAGCATCTGTGTAGGATATTTGAGAGACAGGAAGTTCCGTAACAAACAGATATACGCCTGATACAGAACGGTAGAGCCGCCAGTGCGTAACAACATAGCCGGTAGGTACGGCTGCCCGCCCAGAGATAGCAACAGATTGTTTTGGAAACACGTCTACTGGAGTGGCTGCGGCAGAGGGAGCCGACTCAAATTCAAAGCCAGATTCTTTGTTAACCCACGTCCACGCATAAACACGAGTCTCTGTCGCAGCAGGCGTATCAGCGTAACCAGCACCCGTTAGTTCTGAAAACTGTGCAGTTGTTGGGTAATCCCCGCCCCGTAGACGCAACGTAACGCTGGAGCCGACTGATACGGTTTCAAGAACTGCGATAGGGTCGGCAACGCCGTATACCGTTGTGGACAAACCAAATCCGTTAAGTAGTCTAAGACTGTTAACAGTAGATGGATTAATTACAGGCGCAAAAAATTCTGTGCCGTTCACAGTGACAGAAACATACCTTGACTCTAAGCTATCCACATCGGCTTGGGTAATAAACAACCGTGCAGGAGCCGCGGCGTCTGACCCAGTGGCCTCTATAACTTTAGCCTCGACGCTGCCAATGTAACGACGGTAAAACATCGTTGAAGAATCGGTTGAACCCAGCGATCCGGGCGTTACAACAACACAACCGCCATAGGCAGTTGCAACCAATTGCCCAGACATTCTTGAGTTTAAAAACGTGGCCAGTGTAGTAGCTGTCAAAGTAGTGGACGTTGGGGCATTTACGCGGTCTACGCCTTCTACGCTTAGGACAATGACATTGCCTGCTGCAATGGAGCCAATCTCTGTGTCATCGATAATGAGGTACGGATACGAGTCTGCCGCACCACTGGCTGAGTAATCAATGCCCGAATAGGTAAACGTGCCACTGGTGTTGGGAATAGAACCCGTACGAAATTTAACGTACAGTTTCGCAGCAGCGCCTGTTGCGTCAGTTTTTACAACGACTGTTCCATTAACAGCAGTAGCGTTTACGTTGGGCAGGGCATTAATGGCAGTAGCAACAGATGAAGCCGAAATAGGCGAAGTCAAAGTTACAGTTGTGTAATCTCCGTCGGCTTGTCCTGTGATACTGCCTAGAACGCCGTAGGTTGTCGTTAACTGGGAAATGTGGGTGGCAGTCAGCGTAACTTCAGCAGCATAAGAAGTTGCTACAAATGCGTCTACACCTACGTTAAGAGCTGCTGACGGGGCGGGCAAACCCAACGGACGAGTAACGGCTGGGTAGGGAGTTCCAGACAAAGCAATCGTAGAATATGTAGCCTTTGGTATTCCATCGCCTGTAAAGAATGTCCACTCGGAGGTATCTCCAGAGATTTGACCTCGGCACACATCAACGTCTGTAAGCCAGTGAAACCAGTACTGAGAGTCGGAGACAACGTCTTGACCGAAACGATAGATAGTCTGCGGTATACCTGCTTTTGTAAGGGTAGTAACAGCAGAACCAACATCGGAGAGGGGTTGCAGTGCGCCGTTAAAAACAGGGCAATTAATAGCTACTTGAGCTTGGCTATCTTGCAGATAGCGCGGCGGAACCTTGGGTGAAATCCCACCGAATGATTTTATTTGGAGTACAGCCATGTCGGGTCTTCCTTGCTAAGCTGCGCATATTGTAGTATTAACCGCCCAATACAGCTATAGCATGCGTAATGTGTTTAATTCGATCCTCAAGGCCAATCGTACCGCCATTGATCCGTTTCGTCATAGTAAGAAAGTCTCGATTGTCGGCGTATTGATTGAGGTTATGGGTTTGCCAAAACCAGCCTGCGGTTTGTGCAGCGTACTTGGGAGTACGTACCAGTTCAGGCTCCATCACAAAGTCAACACCTAGCGCTTTCCCTGCGTGGAAGAAGTTGCTATGGCCAGTTAATTGTAAAAATCCGGAGCCGCGGAAACGATACCCATCCCCAGAGGCTTCATCCCTGTTGCCCATGCGATTCCCGTAAATCCTATTGGCGATCTTACGTGGCTGCTTCTCGTAGGCAGCAGCTTCCTCTGGTGTAAACCCCCATTGACGTTTTGGCGTCTTGGGAAACAGCTTTAGCAGGGTAGCGGCGCGGTAGTTCAAATTCTCTTCCATGATCTTGAAGTTGCCGCACTCGTGTCCGCACTGACCTATCCAGCTAGCTTGTTGAGGAGCCGTGTAAATATTGAACCGATCAAAAGTTTCGTTAAACGCATCTGCCAGAGATGGGTCTATGTGCATTTGTTTTAGTTGGTCAGGACTTACCATTTAAGAGGTTCCTTACTTCATTGTACGAATCTACGCAAGCATTTAAAGCAACAGTATTTCTATCGCCTTGAGCGACTATTTCCGCGATGGCGTCGATGGTTGCTCTTTCGGCGTCAGAAGCTGTATCAGTCGGTCTGTCAGGTTCACGGGCTGCTTCTGTATTTGCGCTGGCAACGGGGGAACTTGCGGGGGCTTGTACGTTACTTGGGGCGCAGAGGCGCAACTTACCAGCACGATTGGCAATAGCAAGAGCAGTAGTTTTTTTGTTGATGGCATCGTTAGCCTCCTGTAGTTTGGCAGATTGTTGATTAAGTTTCTCACCCAAGTTTTGCTCAATTTGACGAGCTTCCTCGTTCTTCTTGGCAATGGCAATTTTCATGTCATTGTCTCTATCTGTCCAGCCAAAGTGGTAGCCCCCACGGTAGGAGCCTAGGAGCGCTAGCCCCACAATAAATGCAATCCAAGGTAGTGGTATGCCAAACATCATTCGGTCTCCTTACGGGCTGCTGCGATTTCTTCGCGTTCGTCATCGGGCTCCATGTGCTCAGGAGGTGTAGTGGGTGGCGGGCCGGGTGTCCATGACTCGTCTAGTTCAGGATTCTTCCAAACGGGCATTGCACCAAACGGTTGCGAGGGTAAGCCGTACGCAGATTGCGGAGGGGCGTAACTGCTGTTAGGCATGCCGTAGCCACCACTCATACCGCCCATCATGGGTTGACACATTG